CACTATGCTGTACGGCATACTCATCACATCGTCGGGGTTGTTGATCCGCTTGATGTTGCGCTTGCTTGACATGGCGATCCGCTGCACTTGGGGCGGCGGCTCCACGCCAAACTCGGCAGCAATCTCAGCCGCCAGGTTAAAACGGAAACAGCGCAAATAGCCGGGAGGAACCACCAACGTGGTTGCCAAGGTTGCAGGCTCGGTTAGCTCGGTGACGCTGATAATGTGCCATTGCAACGCCTTACTTGGCACCGGGTACACAGTCATCTCAATATCCGACATTTTCATGTTTACGAACATGACTTGCGGATAGGTGCTGGTGACTGTCTTTACCGCAATGCCGTTGTACTGCTGCTGGTTTATCAGCTTGATGCCAAAACTGATGCTGTTGCTGGTATCGACAAAGTACGTTGAGTCGTCCACCAGTACGGGCCGGTTGCCGACAAAATTACCCGTTGGCCCCAAAGATCGTGTTGCGGTATTGGCCGGCCAGGTAAATATCTGATCTTGCGTCGAGAACACCGACAGGCGTTCAGCCGACCAGCTATCAAGCATCTGGTTTAACGCAGTCAGCGCATCGGCTGAAGTTGCTGCTGATGGCGTTTCACCTTCGGCTAGTTGACCGATCAGGCGCAACGCTCCGTTGATCTGGTCGCCAGCGGAAGTGGTCATGCCGCAATCTCCTTACGCGGTCTGCCGCGAGGTTTTGCCAGTTCGTTCAGTACGGGTTCGCTAGGCGTCAACAGCGCCCCGGCGTCATACCGCACCCAGCCACTTTTTTCATCGTATGCTGCTTCGGCCTCTGCAATAGCGACCTTGTTACCGTGGACGGGATGCCGCATGTAGATGACCATGATATTCCTTAAAAACCACCTCGCGGTTGTTACACCGCGAGGTGTTGTTACTAAGCTACCCGGTAAAGTGTGTACGCCGCAGTGCCGGTTTTGCGGAACAGAAATTCTGCTGCGCCACCAACGCCTGCTGCACTGCCGGTGATAGCCACAACCAAGTTTCCAACCGCAGTAATGCCAGTGCCAACTGCCACCGTAATGAGGCCGGTAGATGTGCCAAGGTTGATTACCCGCAGCGTGAATGTGCTGTTGGTTTTCATATTGGTCATTACGGCATCAATTGCCGTGGCGGTAGGCAACGTGTAGGTTGCCGCCGAGGTGGACGGATCGCCCACCAAAAGACCGCCAAGGGTTTGCGTAACCGTCAAGGTTGCGGTTGCGGTTGCCGTTTGCTGCGCGGCTTGGGTGCCAATTGTAAGTTCGCTTAGATTGCCATCAGTAAACTGATAGCCACCACCAACTGATGCGAGAGCCATGATTGTTTCTCCTAAAGTGTTAAGTTGCCCCCGCGTTTAACGCGGGAGCAGTTTGGTTAGCCCCAGATCCGGCAGGCCATCGGTGGGCGAATGGTGTTGAAACCATACAGCACATCGACACGGCAAGGCATACGGTCGTTATTGATGTCGTACTGACGCACGATCCGCATCGAGATGCCGTTATGCACCTGGCGCGAAGCCATATCGACACCTTGCGGGAGCAAGAGGTCAGCCGTTGCCAACGTGATCGCATTCTTGTGATAGACCAAGTTTTGCGGAAAAACAGTTGACGCAGCACCCACGAACGTCACCGCAGCGTTGTTAGCCGGGAACGCATCGATGGTCGCCAGCGCGTTTGCAGCCGTGTACATGGGCGGCGAGATCGCCATGTTAGCCATGTCGCCACCAGACGCCGTTTGCGCTGCGGTCACCACAAACTGTTGCAGGCTACCCGTGCTAAGACGGGTTTGCGGGTTGACCGCATTCACGCCAGCTATGGTAAACACATCGCCCACAGTAACAGTAGTGGTAGAGGTAAGACCATCAAGGGTAATAGTAGCTTGCCCCTGAGTGGCAACCGTTTCGTTGACCAAGATGGTGCCTGCACGACTGCCTGTGGTGTGATTGACAATCGACTGAGACATATTCATCTCATCGAAGCCCAGCACACCCTCGCCCATCATGCCGGTCTTGAACTGGCGGGAAATAGTACCCGTCGGGTTAAAGAAGCCGGTCATACCGTTGACCAGCCCAGCGTTAGCGGCGGGGTTGACGGTGGCGTAGCGCGGTGCCATAGGACTGGCCGATTCGTTCAGCTTCTGTTGCGCTTGCAGCAGAACCAGAGCGGTGGCAGGGGTGGTGCCTGGGGTGCCTACGGTGTTGAAAATAGACTTGTAGGCGTTGGCAACGTCAGCATCAACACTCGAGGCTAATTGGCTGATACGCGGCTTGAGAACACGTTCCGCGAAGTCGTCCAACTGCATGGTCAGCTCGGCAGAAGTGAAGTTGATGCCGATGTGCTTCTGGCTGGAAACCGTCAGCGTGGTGAACTGCTCGTTGTCGTCCTGAACTTGCAGGGCGGCACCGTCAGTCACCAAGGCACGATCCGGCAGGCGAATACGCAGTACGGAACCAATCTTGGCGCCTTCAACTGCGAAGCTGTCGTCGTACTCTTTGTTGACGTTGCGGGAGATCACCAGGTTGTTCTCAAGGATCTCAAGAGACTTCCTTGTAATCATGTCGATGGTAAGCAGGCTATTAGCCATGAAAAACTCCTAAAAGTTAGCGGTGCCTCGCTTCCTGCTTTTTCACTTGTCTTGCTCTGTCAGCCTCAATCCACTGGCTTGTGGTCATGGTTTTTATTGACCTTGGGTCTGTGGTATCAAAACTACCGGAGTGACCTCCGCGAGCGGTGACGGGTGAAATCGGCGCAGGTGCGCTGGATGTGCGTTTTGTTACGGGTTCAGAAGCAATTTTTGCTTCCAATCTTCCAATCTCTTTTGCCTGCAAGAACGGTTCTAGGCGGGATATGCGATCAGCTTCCTTGGGGTTTGTGCCGAGATAGTATGCAATATCAGGGCCGTTATCCGAGGCTTGAATCGTCTGGGCCATCACCTGAGTAATCGGTAGCTTAGGGTTGTACGCGACTTGTTCAAAGTCCTCGTATTTGCCCCGCGCATCTTCTTCCTTTTCGTGATAGTTACCAAGCAATTCTTGTTGCTGTTTCGCGTATTGTTGCTGCTGGACAATCTGCTGCGCCTTGGAAGTTGTCAGTGCATCAACGTATTCCTCGGTCGTCGTAAACTGTTCCGGTTTCACATGCTCCACAGGGGCTGGCTTTGGTGCTTCGGCCTGCCTTGCTTCGCGCTCCCACTTTCGCTGCTCTCTTGCAAGCCTCTTGCCGATGGCTGCGTCAAGATCCTCTTGGGTAAATACCTTTGGAGTTTCCTTAACTTCGCCTTCGGATGCTTCTACCGGCGCAACAGTCTCAGGCTCAGGTGCTGCCGTGGCAACCTGTTCCGGCGCGGGTACTTCCGCTAGTACTTCTTCAGACATGGCTTGATTCCTTGGAATCCCTGGCGTTCCGCGCCAGTGCAGTTATTCGTAGATGAAAGTCGCCACTACCGTTCCCGATATGACGACGTAGAGTCCCTTGCTTGCGGTGATACCCACCGAGGTAAAGTTGTACTCAGTCGCCGCTGCGGGAGCAAACACGCCTAATATCGTCGGGTCACCAGTGCTTGCGGTGCCAGAATCGTAGACCGTGATAAGCGGCGTTGAGCTTGCGGCGCTGACAAAGATGCCTTTCAAAACCGTAAATCCAACCTTAACCTGCGTAGTGGCGCTAAGATTTTTGTAGTTGGCTGACATGATGGTGTCCTAAGCTAGGAATCTGAGTTTGTAGAGGGTGCGGAGGTATAGTTCCACGATATTGTCGATGAGCTGTTGCAACGAGGTATCCGACTTGTCCACAACGTCATACCGAGCCGCTTCAATTTCCTTCAACTGGTCTTCCAGAAACTCGATGATGTTGGCTGTTTTCTTTGCCGACATCAGCGAGATCGGGCCGATCAGACCATGCCGCCCTTGGTAGGCTTCGGCAAACTCGTCTGCCGCCTTTACGATTCGCTTGTAGAAAATACTCAACGCCTCATGCTTGGAGAAGCTGCGGGTGTTCAAATGGATGCTGTGCGCTACATCCCGCGCCAAGAACAGCATCCCCATGAAGTCGTTGCACTTCACTGTGGCATCCCTTGTGGTGGCATCATTTCCATCGGCATAGATTGCTCGCGCATGTTTGGCATCAGCATGCTTTGCGATTCTATCGCCGCCGCAACCACACCCATTGCAATATCCTGAATCTGTTCTTCGCTCATACCGGCCTGCGTTGCCGAGATCCGTTTGGTTTCCGCGTCGTAGGCTTTGACCTCGGCCTCAAATTCTTTGACCTTCAGCGTCTGGGCTTCCATCGACTGGCTGACGTTTTGCAACATCTGCTGCATCTGTTGCATTTCTTGCCCCATTGCTTGCATCTGCTGGTTGGCCGCTTGCAATGCCGGGTCGTCATCATCCGACAGCAGCTTGGGATCAATCGTCTTGGCAAACCGCGCCGCCATCTCCTGCGCCCCCGGCCAATCCATGTGCTTGATAAAGAGGTCGCCGGCCACGGCCCACAGTTGCGGGTTTCCTTGCAGCAGTTGGCTCATGGCGTCCAGCGACTCCTGCCGCTTAGTCATGTAGCTCGGGCCAACGGTCACCGCAACGTCGTACTTGCCGACGTTGGGGTTGTAGATCTTCTTGATGACAATGCCCTGCTCGTTCTGGATCTTCCTGACCGGCATCGGCTGCGTCGGGTCGATCATGGCTTGGTCAGTTTCGCCATCCATGCCAATGATCCGTGCAATGCGCTGGGTGTCGTAGATCTTTGGGATCATGTCCACCAGTTGCCGCGTGGCGTACCGGATCGCCCGCGCCAGGTTATCGACATAGTGGTAGGTGCCGGTGTCGGACTGCTTCTCGCGCGCGAGGATGGCCCGCCCCGACCGCTCGTTGCTGGTGGCGCCCAGACTGCTGTCGTACTGCCCGGTGGAACTCTTGATGTCGTCCGACGCCCCAGCCTTGGCTTGCAGCAGGCCGCTGGAAGCCATCGGCGGCTGCGCCCGCGCCGGCAGCGGCAACACGCCGCCCTGACCATCGGTCACGTCGGGATTGACCTCAAGGTAGGGCCAGTTGTTGATGTTGGCCGTCTTCCATTGGGTTTCGTAGCCTTCAAACTGACCGCCGTAGCCGATAAACGGCGCCTTGGGCGCCAGTGCCAGCATCTCGGCCTCTTGGCTTACCCAGTAGTTGTACATCCGTTGAGCGTCTTTGGCGTTTCGCACCAGCCCACTGACGTACATCCTGCCATCTATCTCAAATTCGTTGCCAATTACACGGATTACGGGGATGTATTTGCCCGCCCAATCGCGTTCTTCCAGCACCTCGAAACCGTTGGTTTTGCACCATTTGACCTGCTTAACGTCCACATTTCGGGTCTTTATGGGCTTTAAACCCATCAATTCGGCTTGTTTGGCCTCCGGCGACCCAGCCATTGCGGTGATTCCGCCGTGGTACTGGTGCAGTTTCTTGGCCGTATGCTCAATATAGAAGTATTCCGCGATTCTTACCGTGTCTTGGTTGATCCAGGCATTCAATTGCCCGTCACCGACGCCGTATTGCAGGCTGGACAGGGTTGCGGCGTTAGGAAACTCGCGTTCGTACTCGTCTGTAGTGAGTTCCTGATTGATAAAACACCATTCAGCGTCAGATCCGCAAGGATCTTGGATTGTCGGATCCATATAGACGCTAAAACTGTCCCGAATACGCCCGATTCGCAAATCCTGCTCGAAACTGTTGTCGTCGTTGTATTCAGTCAGGATGCGAAAGTACCCCTCACCGAAGGTTACCTGGTTGTCGCAGGCGGTGTCGTAAGCTACGTCAGCATCGGAGATGTACTCAATGTGCCGCACCAGACCGTTGAATATCTCTGCAACCTCAATGTCGGCCTTGTCGTCAGCAGGTATTACCTTGCCGCTCGGACGGTTCTGGCGTTGGTCGTTGGTGACTTGCAGCACATGTTGCGGTAGCTTGTTGATGGTCAAACATGGGCGAGCGTTGATCGTTTGGCCTTGCACCGAGCCGCGTGTTGCCAGCACGTCGGCAGGCCACTGCCACTGGTTGTCAGGTGAGGCCGCACGAAAGCGAAGATCGTCCAGCTCGTCCTCGCGGGAGTCCGAGTAGGCCGAGATCGCCATCGTCAGACGGGTACGCATGGTCGCCAGCATGTCGGCGTTACCCACGTCGCGCTTGCTGCCACCGCTTGCGACAGCGCCGGCCTCGTTGATGCCTGTGTCCTGATAGGCCACTACTTTACCGCCTTTTGCACGTCAGCCCAAAGAGCGCACGGCACGCCATCACGTTCCATGACCGGCACTGCGCCGTGTGGCAGCGTAATCTCGCGATCGTAGTGCCGCCAGGTGTGGGTGTACAGGCCGTACAACGGCACTGCGTATCCTTTTGCGTACAAGTCCGTCATTTCTTTTTCGCCGTTTTAGCCGACTGCTTGAACGCCTTGGCCGTCGGTGCGCCGGGGGAACCTGGCTTACGCATCTTCTCTTTGCTGCCCGCAGCGATGCGGTCGCGTTTGGCGTTGATTGCAGCATACAAACCGGGGCTACCTGGCTTTTTCATGGTCAGCACTTCCATCGTTTAAGAGAGGCTTTTGCACGTTCAGCGGGGCCGCTGGCGTTCCTGACTACCCCCGACATGCGCGCGCAAAAGGATGCTTTGCGCCCCTTGTCGGCTGCGGTCTTCGGGCTGGGCGCCGGCGGCTTCAAGTTGCTGCCGGTGGCTGCGTTGTACTTGGCTCGGCCCTTGGCGGTCAGGCCAGCGCCCTTGCTAACGGGGAGCTTCTCGCCTCGACCCACAGCTAGAGACACGCTTTTCTTCACCTAACTACCCATCCAAGAGTTGGTTACGCTGGCGTGAGATGACGCGGTGCGTTTGGCAGGCTCCCGATACTCGCGGTGCGCGACGGGGAAGGCAAACGTCACCGCCAG